TTATCCAAAAATAATAGCAGCCAAGATTGCCAGCCACACCATACCTCCTCCTGCGAGCGTCCATAGAATGTCCTGCATGTCGGCTTTCGGGTCGATCTTGCGCTCCTTGACAACGGCGGCCGTCATTACGGCGATCATCGACACAATCAAAGGCAGCCACCGCCACCAGGCGCCCAACGGCACGGCCACGATCAACGCCGCGGAGGCGATGACCGCCCCGACTGCGAAGTGTTGGTATTTGTCTTTAGCGATGGCGTTGAGCCATCCGACGAGTTTATTGATAAGTCTTTTCATATATTTGCGGTATTTTGAGAGTTCGACCGACAAGTTACTTATTATCCGGGAATCGCTCCCTGATCTCGGCCTTCTTGGCAAGATAGAGTGCCTTCTGCTCGTCGGCTTCGAGTATCTTGCCCTCGGCAATGTAGCCTTCGTAGGCCATCAGATATTGGTCCGCCTCGGCGCGGTAGGCGGCCTCTCGGAGTTGTTCGGGATCGGGCTGCGGCTCCGGTACAGACGTGTATTCTTCCCAGCCGACCCGGATGCGGTCCGCCTCTTCGGTGTAGACCTCCCGGTAATGCTTCGGAGGGTCGGACGGTTCCGGCTGCTCGTCGAAGACCACCTCTTTGTATCCCAGCGGGATCAGTTTGTCCGGCCGCGGGTTGCAAACAAGCCCTTCGTCGGTTCGGATTGCTGTAGGGGCGTACTTCAGACGCCCGTCGATCATTTTTGCGTAGTTGTTCATTGTTTTCGGTTTATTTGATGATTATCTGCGGCGTTCCGTTCGCAGTCAAGTCATACCCACCGTCGCTTTGCAAAAGCGGCGGAAGATATTCATCATTCAGCGGGAACTGCTTGGCGCTGTCGAGCCAGGAGATCGGGACAGACACCGGAGTGATCCCCTTGATCGTTACTTTGAGATGACGTGCCGTTGCTGTCTCATCGTCATTACCTCCATATATATAAAGGGCAGGAGTTCCGGATCCTGGCATTTTAACAAGAAGAGTACGAGATTCACCTACTTTAGCTTTTTCAAGCGTACTCCAATCTTGGCCATCCGGAGTTAAAATAGTTGCCCCGGTAAGGCCCAAAAATCCTACTGATCCTATTGGTTTAGGTTGGTAATCCCACTCATCAACCACATAGTCTACGCGATATATACAATCATAAGGATATTTTGCTTGAGTAAGAACCGATTTATAATATTCATCACCTATGTTAAATTCATAGATTTTTGCTTTCGGTTCCACCGCCGGTCCTTTTCTCGACTCCATCAGATTCTGCGGCAGGTATTCGGCAAGGAGGCCGACAGAGGTGATGCTGTTGACGGTAATAGTTAAATGTCTATTTGGATCACCGTCACTACCACCGTAAATTGGGAAATTATTTACATATCGTTCGTTATAAACTACAATATCAAACGTGCCATTTTGGGCAGGGATAGGATATGATATACCTGCGAAAATACGCGGAGATCCGGATTGATAGTCTGAAACAGTCACATTGATTTTATAATATTTTCCGATGGTTATAGGATTCCCGGTTATATTATAGTAATAAGGCGAATCAGATCCGTCCCATGTAAAAGAATTACTACCAATTAGATTTACCGATAATAGCTCCCGCATCGCCTTCGGCACGACGTACCCCATCGGGTCGCCGTTGTTGTCGAGGGCCTTCACCTCGTCCGCGCTCATGGCGTAGTTGAAGTGCCGGTGCAGAAGGTAGTCACCTTTGAATCTATACATAAACCCGTCCGTAAGAGCCCCTATTACATAGTATGCGAATTGAGGTGTTGAATACGGCGCGCTTCCAAGTAGTTCTCCTCCAACATATACAGATTGTTCTGTTTCTGTTGTGACAAAAGTGATATTATATAGTGTCCCTATGCTAATATCTATCGTTTTGTTAGTGCCCGAATAGTAAATCGACATTCGGCCATTTTCCAAAATATCAATTCGCGGAGATGCGTTAGATCCGCGCGTATCAAACACGCATTGTCTTGATTCAAATGTTTGAGGAACAAATACACACTGAATCGTACACGGCACATGCAGCAAGGCCGGATCCGTCATCGAGAATCCGCCCTGCGCCGTAAGAACCCCGCGCTGCATCCGCTTGGCCTGCCGGTAGGCGGCCATCTTCTGCACGTTGTTGTAGTAATAGAGCAGACTATTCATCGTAGGTCATGTTGCCCGCACCGAACAGGATGCAGATGGTGTAACGCTTGTTTTCCTCGGGCTTCGACCAACCGGTGATGTTGAAATCCTCCGGGAAGGAGAACTGCGTAGCCGTAGCGCCCGACGTGAATCGGATGATCGACGGCTTCGTCGAGTTCTCGACGCTCGCAATTGTCAGCGAGGTTAGCTCGCCACAGACATACATCGTTCCGCCCTTGACATCCAATGAAACGGCAGAACCCTCGACCTGCTGCACAATGGTGCCGTCGTCTGCCCGGTATTCCGAGGTTACGTAGCCTTTGGTCGCCTCGTCCCAAAAAGCCCAGTATTTGAGACCCCCGACATCCACGATCTTCGGAGGGTGGTCCGCCAAAGACTTCGCACGCGCAGCCTGCTGGTCGGCGTTTGAGGCTGATTTTTTTGCACGTTCAGCAGCCTTATCCGCACTATCAGCAGCCTTATTAGCTTTGTCTTTTGCGATGACAGGTCCTTCTGCATATTCCTGTTCGGTTCCCTCATAACCATACTTCTGTGCGATCTCATAGGCCGACTTTCCGTCCAGTCCATAACGCAAAGCATGATCTGTCAGGATAATATGGGTTAGTTTATCATCCATAAAAATCCATTATTTTTGTATCTGTAAGTATAAGTAATCGGTTGGTCAACGTTTTTTTATAACCTGACGCCTTTACAGTATAGGTCGTTTCGAGCGTTGCGATACCCGCATCGAGTTTTCCGGTTTCCGAGGATGGGATATTGAACACAGCCCGATCTGTTCCTTTGACGATCGGCAGCCCGCTGCCTTGCGTCGATCCGTAAATTCTCGGCCCGTTCCCGGTCGTGTAAACCAACATGTCGATCTCCACCTCTTCGAGAGAAACTCCCGTCGGATATACAGCAATCCCAATGCTGTCGCCTTTGGCATATATCGGTAATTTCGGTATCATCTTACAGGTCGTTTAAACAGGTATTTAACCCATGCGAACCATTTGCGGCGTTTCAGATACATCTGATCGGCCTGGTTGTCGTAACACTCCCGCTCGAGGGCTATGTCTCGGTATGCCGTGTCGTATGGCGGCAGCAACCATTCGAGGGCCCAAAGGGTGCAGTACAGGACGACATGGTAACAGATCGGCACAGTACAGAGCCACCGCCAGGATAATCCGCAGGCAGGAATCAGCACCAGGAGCGCCGTCGCGTAGAGGATCAGCCACTCGATCTGCTGCCGGGTGTGTATGGCTTCGTGGTTCTCTGTTTTTGGTGTCAGGTTCTTGTTCTTGGTGAACAGGACCCCGAAAAAGTTGATTGTCCGGGCCTTGCCCAGCGGAATCAGGTTGTTGTGAATGACGATCATGCCGTAATGATCTTATTCCAGCCTCCATTCATTGTGTCGGCACATTTGTAGTTCTCATTATCGGTGGAGCTGAAATAACTGTATTCATACCTACTACTCTGGCACATGAATACATTGTAACTGAAATGTATACCGCCATCGCTGATACATTGAGTAAGGTTTCTGCAATGATAGATTCCAATCGAATCAATCGAATATTCATCTGATCTTACATTGCATTGCAGCATATTTTCGCACTCCATAAACCCCCAAGCCTGATGACTTTTCGAGTGGATAAATATGGAGCAACGGATCAGATTCTTGCATTTGAAGAAACAATAGGGATCATCTGGCGTATAAATATCAGCACCCTCGCACTTGCAGTCCTCCAAGTTAACCATATTTACAAATCCGTGACCTTGTCCCGTCGTTTTTACACATACTCCATGGGCGCTGTAACCACTCTCTAAACTTGGAATTGTGCTGTACTTTAAGCATGAATCACTACCTGCATATTGGACGAGGCTTCCGGGCTGTCCAACAATCCGTTTGGTATTGGGATGCAGCAGAATGCCACTTGATGGAGTCGTCCATGTCCATTTCTTGATCAGAACACACGTCGCATTGGGATTGTTGTTCAGTCCAGCCAAAGTAGCGTTGCTATCCACAACGTAATCGAATGGTGTATATTTCGCTACGTCCTGAATGGCCTTGTTCCAGGCAGTGCGCTCGTTATCAGTGATAAGCCGATGTGTAGCATCCTGAATCGCGTCGATGAACCGCACGCCGCCGTCCCGGGTGATCTGCACATAGCTGCCCGCAGGTTTTACGGTTGTTGCCACAGCCTTGTAGATGTGGGCGATGGGCTTGACGTTGCCGTCGTTGTAGACATCCGTTTCGGTCTCGTAGCCCAGTGTGAGGTAGACGGGCAGGGCTGTCGCAGTAATCCCGGCAAAGGGCACGACGACCTTGACCGTCGCATTGTCGGCCCCGGACCCTTCGAGCACGACCAGACCGGGCGCTATGTCGTACTTGCTGCCGTTTGCCTTCACCTCGCATCCGGAAAGGACAAAAGCCCCGTACTGGGAGAAGAAGCCGTCGATCACCTTCAGCGGCTCCTCCTGGAGTGATACGAACGCATCGCCGTACCAGTTACGGACGCCGAGCACTTGTGTTTGTCTTTTCATCTTTGGTCTATTTTATACGTTGTTAAAGCAGCCCTGTATTTCTCGATGTCAGCCCGTATCTGTTCGGCATCGACACCTGCCGGAACATGGACGATGAAGTCCACATCCCCGAACTGCTCGCGGTTCTCTCCCCGGAGCGATACTACCGCCGGAGTACCTTCGCCCCTGTTCAGTCCCACGGGGACTGCCACGCCCACACCTTCGGAGCGTATCCCGACCGCAAACCCCGTTTCACGGTAGGATTCGATCGTGATGTCCGCCGCTCCGTATTTGTTGCGCAGGAACTGTTCGAGCACTCCTTCCTGATTGGTCACGTTGAGCAGTTTACGGGTTTCGTCGCGCCACAGGCTGAAGGCGGCGAACAGGTCCGCCAGCGGCTTTACAAAGGCCCGCAGAATCCGCAGACGGACGGGTTGACGCTTGTGTTCCGGCAGGAGCTGCCGCACCTGGTTCCGGAAGTCTATCTTATAGTTCCTCATAGCGATTTGGTAGATGTCAGGGTCAGCGTGTTCCCCTCGGCTGCGTACTCGAAATACCCTGCGGCCAGTTCGGCCAACACATCGACGGGGGCGAAGTCCGCCCCGGCGCTGGTCTTATGCTCGAGCCTTACGACCTTTACCGTCACGACACCTTCGGCGTGCATGACGGCGTCTACGAGCCGCTGGGCATAGAATACGGCATCGAATGACAGCGAGGTCTTGAACGTCTCGAGGGCCTGTCCGACCTGCTCACGCACGACACTCGAGGGGACCGCCGGATCATAGTACACCTCCAGGTTGTAACGTATCGTATCGGCAGTCGTGCTTACGATCGTCGTAGGAATACCCGTCGTGTGGATCGTGTCGATGTAGTCGGCCAGGTTGCGGCGTTCGCTGTCGTCCAGAGGGATGATCCGGCCCTCTCCGTCGGTTTTGGCCACGCGGATCGAAATCATCTTATAGACCTCGTTCACGGCCACGACCTTCACGATCCGGCTGTCGGGGTCGTCCTGCTCGTAGTAGAACTGCGCCGTGTTCTTGTCGAATACCAGTGTATGTCCGTTCTGAAAACGGTAGCACATTTCGGCATACCACAATTTGGTGCCCGGAGTGATCTTGGCCGTCAGCTCGTCAACCTCCTGACGGAACAGATCGAGAATTATTTCAAAGGCGTGGATCGCCGCTGCGACCACATAGGTCCACAGCCGCCACTCGGCGACCTTCGAGGTCGAGAGCTTCGGGAAATAGGTCTGCAGGTCGGTGATGATCGACTGCTGTATGTCGTTAATCGTTCTGGCCATATCGGTAGGTTGTTATGTCGTTTCCCAACTCTTTGAGCGTGTTCTTGCGCATCAGGCCGCTTTCGTCGTCGATGCGCAGCTGTGTCCCCGGTGCAACGGCCACGTCCAGGTAAAACCCCGTTTCGCCGATGCTGTCGATCCCCAGCTGCACGAGGGCTTCCGGATCGTTGGCGATCTGCGGATTCAGGGCAAGGATTTCGCCCACGGCCTCGCAGGTTCCATACTGCTCGAGGGCGATGTCGTAGACCGTCTGCCGGGCCTTAACTGTTGCTGTCGTCATATTCTGCGCTTATCGTCAATGTTCCATCCGTAGCGTAGTCCACGGCATCGACCCGCATTCCGTCGCGCTCGCACTGCTTGCGCACGGTTCGGAGGAAGTCCGCCGGATCGATGTCATGCAGGAACGATACACAGTCGACGCCGACGGTGGGCGCCTCCTTGAAATCGCCCTGGCTTGCCAGCAGCAGGTCCCGCTTGTGCTGCTCCGTCGCCTCGGTCCGGATCAGATCGTCGGACAGCTCCACGTCTCCCGTCGAAGTCTGTAAAATGTCGATCATCGTATCAGTGCGTTACGTTGGTGTCCTCATAATCCCCGCGCCGGACCTTGTCGTGCTTCGATGCCGGGGCGGGAACCTCTACGGGCTTGGGATTGTTCTGCGCCGATGCGCTTCCGGTCACGGCCACCGCTCCCGAGGGAATGGTGTGTGTATGCGTGTTGAAGGCCTCGATCAGGTCGTTGATCTTGCGGGTGAGCGGCTCGATGTTGATCAGTCCGCCCAGCTCGCCGCCGTTCAGGACGATCTTCGGGGCCGAGGCCTCGATCCGTTCCCCATCGCAGGTCATGGTCACCTGATCCCCGAGGGTGAAGACCACCTTGTCGATCTCGGAGAACAACGCCACATACAAGCGGTCGCTCGCGTCGATCCGGGCGACGATCACCGCGCTCTCCCTCTTGGGGATCAGCACCCTCCCGCGCAGGTTCTCCTTCTCGACGGAGTACAGCAGCACCCCTTCGTAAACAATGCCGCCGATCTGCACGTCGCACGTCCTGGCGTTCTCGTCGACACTTTTGACCGTGCCGTACATGGCCGCCTTTGCCGCATTGCGCAACCGCTCTGATAACATCATGCGGACCTCGCGTATCTCTTTCTCACTGCTCATATTTTTATCCCTATTTCCACGGTCCGGCGTGCTCCGCCCGTCCCGTAGGTTGTTTCTACTCCTTCGATGTAATACCGTCCGTCCCGCTCGTGGTAGACCTCGTCCTCGATCTCGGCCACCATGCACGGGGCGGCATAGGGCTGCAGGAAGGCGGTGATCCTGCCTGCATAACCGTCGTAGCTGTATCGCTTCAATTCTGCCGCCGCCAGGGCTGCCAGTTCCTGCTGATCCTTCACGTCATAGAAGTACAGCTTCTTCTCCGTCCCGTCCTTCGGACCGATCTCGGCCTCGACCTTCGTCCCGTCCTTGTAGATGCACACGGCCTTGATCTTCAGCTTCACGTCTTCGGCCCGCAGATATTTCAGATCGTCGTCCTTCACCACGTTGTAGCGCAGGCGGTATTTCACGGCATCGCCGACGACCTTGTAAGGCTCGCAGGCGTAGACACGCCCCTCGAGGTCGAACCATACCGCCAGGCCGTACTTGGTCTGCATCTGTCCCAGGACCCACGCCACGGGCTTATTGTCCGCAGGGAACGCCTCGAGGGTCAGCGTCGCGGCATATCCCACCTGCAGGCCGCAGGCTTTCAAAACAGCAGCGAGCGTGGTCTTCCCCTGCAGCGTGACATTCCGGCGGCGGGTGGTGTAGAACTCGTCCTCGCAAACGATCTCGAGGGGCGTCTGCAAGTTCAGCTGCTTCACATAACCCCGAAATTCGGTGTACAGGCGTCCGTCATACCCGAGCTGGATTTCTACCGGATCGCCCGCCTTGATCACCTGTGCAGTCTCGACGTAGGCCGGAGGGGTCCCAGTCTGCCGGAGCACCGCCGTCACCGGAACCTTCACCGAAGCCGTGGCCCCGATCGTATGAATCGAGCGCTTGATCTTGATGTCATGCACTCCGCCGAAATACTTGCTTCCGATGGTTATTTTACTGCACGGTAGATACATGGCTATTGCACTATCAGTTCAAAAGGTGAATCCGTTTCGCATTCGATCGTCACCGCCTGGCCATCCTCCACACCGGGCGTCGGCGGGTACTGGATGTCCGTGATCACGACCCGGTCGCCCTCGTCGAGCAGCAGGTCCGTCAGCACGCAGATCAGTTCGACCGATTCGTTGATGTTGTAAAGTTCCTTCATGCGCGCAATCTGCGCCTCGGGATAACTGCCGTCTGCGGACCTGATGAAGGCCGCGACGGAGATTTTGTAATCCCCGATGCTGATCAGCTCCTTGACCGACCCGCGGCGGCCCACCAGGGGCGTGCGCACGATGTTCTTGGTTCCAGTAATGCTGATCACGGCGTTCTCCAGCTCGAGGGTGTGATCCTCGCCCCGTATGTCCTGATGCCTGATGAATACGGGCATGAAGTACCACCTGCCCAGGGCATCCTTCTTGTACAGGCGCGTACCTTTCACGAGCTCTTGCTGCGGAGCTGGAGAGGTCGGGATGTCGAAGTTGTCCCCGGTGTAGCTGCCGGCCGGACGATTCGGGGAAAAGGCTCCCGGATAAGGCAGGCCCTTATAGCCGATGATCGACTGCAGCAGGTGCTCGATGTTATACTTATGCTTCATATTCGTCCAAGACTTTTTTCAGTACGGCAGTGACTTCCTCCTCGATCTGATTGTAGCCCTTCCCGTCGGCGTTGGCGATGTGTATCTCGATCGTGTCGCAGAATTTGCTCATCGTGACACCTCCGCGGCGCTGACTGTCGTATGCCAGTTCCGTCGGTGTCGGCCGGGCCGTTCCCCCGGACTGCGGGAGCGTAGTCGCCGCCACCGTGAGCGGCATGGCCAACGATGCCGCCGCGGTCGCCAGGGACGGAACCCGCACCGCCGAAAGCCGCGAGGCGATGGCCGTGTAGGCCGCCGATCCTTTCATGTCGGGGATGATCTTGTTCAGATCGAGCACCGTCTTGCTCCCGGACCCGGTCCCGGTCCCCGTCTTGGAAAAGTCGATGTTTACCTTTTGTTTCGTGCGGGGCGTCTTCGTGCCGTCCGGGGTTTCAGAAGCCGCAATCAACGGACTGACGGCATTGGCTGCGCCATTCTTGCCGTTTTTCCAGGAGAGCTCCCAGGAGAGGGAACTCCCGGCATCCTGGGCGAGGTTCTTCAGGTTCTTGGCCCCGTCGACGATGGCCTTCTTGCGACTGTCGATGTCGCCCGAAATCTGCGAGATCATCGCCTCGTTCTCGGCCTTGTCGCCCAGGCCTACGGCCTTCTTGAACTTGTACCAGCCGAGTTTTATGTAATCCAGGCCGATCATAATGCCGTTGACCATCGTGCTGAACTCGTACTTGATCGTTTCGACGAACAACTTGCCCGTCAGCTTCATAAACTTGACGACGCTGTCCCACTGCTTGCCCCAGCCCTCGACCTTCGTAACGCAAACGGTGATGACGGCGATCAGGGCCGTGATCCCTGCCACGATCCAGGTGACCGGACAGCCCCACAGAGAAGCGTTCAAAAGCCACTGTACGCCTGTCCATGCCACCGTTGCCGCCTTTACGGCTCCGGCCCACACGGTGTGTAGTTTTTCCGCGCTGGTGACAAAACCGATCGCCTTGCCGAACAGCCCGAACAGGGGTAAGAGTTGCGAAACAGTTACAGCCTGCTGCGCGATGATCGTGGCGTAACCGCCAGTTGATCCCGTAAGTTCGAAAAACCCGATCTTCAGGTCGTCGATCCGGGCCTGGCAGCGTGCCATCATCTGCTGCACGGTGTCGGTGCGGATCGCGGCCTGCTCCTGGGCGACATTGGTGGCCGTGACTTGGGCGGTCATTTCGGCCACGGCATCCGAGTTCTTGATCAGAAACTGCGCTGCGGCGATGTTCTCCATGCCGAACACTTTCGACAGATAGGCGGCATCCGTCAGGCGGGGCTTCAGGGCATCGAGGGCATCCGAGAAGCTGTTTTTGCGGAAGTCCACGCCGAGGACGGTCTGCATCTTCAGCATGATGTTGCGCAGGGCCGTACCCGCTTCGGCTCCCTTCAGGTTATTTTTCGATAGAACCTCGATCGCACCTGCCGTGTCCTCGACCGTGAGGCCTGCGGCATTGGCCGCCGCACCGACGACCTTGAACGACTGCGAAAGGTCGACGATCTCCGCGGCTCCGTACTTCGAACCTGCCGCCAGAATGTTGATCACCCGGTTGGCCTCCGTAGCCTGAAGACCGAACTGGTTGATCGTTCCGGCCAGGGCCGTGGCGGCATCGTTCATCGACATCCCTGCAGCATGGGACAGCGTGATGGTGTTCTGCTGCAGGGCCTTCAGCCCCTCCATGCCGATCTTGTCCACCTGAATCTGCGAGGCCAGCAGGGCAAAGGCATTCGCCGCCTGCTGCGCACCCAGCCCGCTCTCCTTACCCGTCTGCCGGGCGACTTTCCCCAGGTCGCGCAGCTCGTCGCCCGCGATACCCGTGATCGACGACAGGTCGGCCATCGACTGCTCGAAGCCGATGCCGGGACCTGTTAAATTCGCAACACCTTCGGCTAATTGTTTGACCTGCTCGATAATGGAGGTCAGACTGATTCGCTCGATCTGTTTTTGCAGACCGCCGAATGCATTGGCCGACTTGTCAACGTGTTCCGTAATCTGCCGGGTCGAGTTCTGCACGGATTCGTCGACTTTCTCGACGACCTGCACGATCTTTGTGAACTCCGCAAACATATTCTGTATCGCGATGAAGACATTCCCGCCGATATCTACTTGGTAATTTGCGCGATTATCCATATATTTGCAGAAACTGTATTGCTATGACTGTTGCAGGTTGGATATTCTTGATCTTTGTGGCTGCCGCTTTGCTTAACCTTTTGGGTGAGGGCTTCAAATGTGCCATGCACATCGACAAGTGGCGCGACCTGTGGCAAATCAGGCGGTAGGCGTATATCTGCGTACCCGCTCATTCTCCACCCATTCGGCCATTCTCACCTGAAAGCCCCACGCCTCGTCCGACAGCGTGTCGGGGTCCATGTGCAGCACCGAGCGGATCAGGGCGTTGCCCGCATGCAGCCACCCGTCACCCTTGACGACCTCGGTGCCGCTCAAAGTTTTTTTATTTCCCCGACCCTGATCTCTACGATTTCCGAAATCAGCTGCGACAGCCCCATGAAATAGCGGTCGTCGTCACGCAGTTCCTCGTCGCCTCCGAGCCAGCAGTTCGACAGGATGACTTCGGCGAACTTGAACGGGTCCTCTTTGCCGACCACCGATGCAGCAGCGATCACGTCACGTCCCGGACGATGCAGGTAGCAGGTTTTGCCGTCAACCTCGTAGGCGAATACATCGCCGTGCTTCTTCTTCCATGCCGCGATCTTTGCGGCCATATCCTTCTTTTCCATAATGATTTTATGCGGGTTTAAAGGGTGTTTAAACAGCCCACGGTTCGATGCCGTGGGCTTGTTTTATTTCGACGCGATGTCGTAGTCGATGTCGAGAGCGACGAACGGCATGGCATGCTCGCTTTTCATGTCGCCCGCCTTCATGCCCGAGGGGAGTTCCGAAAACGAGGCGCAGATGATCTGGTCGACCGTGATGGCCGTGCTGTCCTCGGGGATGTAGGAGATCAGAATATCCACATCCACGTCGAGGATGTCCTTGTAGCCTTTTTCACGGGCGGCGCGGTTCATGGCGATGATCTCGCTCTGCAGCAGCGTCAGAGTTCCCGACGCGGCCCGCTGACCGTGCTGGATGCCTTTGGCGTAACGCCCTGCAGCATACAGAGCCTCCTTTGCCTTGGTGAGCTTGTAGTCGACACTGGTCGCTCCGACCACCGGGCGGCCCCACATGATGATCTTGATGGTGCCCCAGTCGTACTCTTTTCCGTTGATTCGTATTTTCATGCTGCTACTGCTTGATTGCCGGATTCTCAAATCCGAGGTTTACGATGATGTACCGCAGCGTGCCCCGCGGTCTGATCCTGCACGAAACCGCCATGCGCCGGGTCGAGAGGACATTCTGCGCCGGATCGACATACGATTTGAAGTCGCTGATCTCGCCCTGCATCGCCACTGCGACGGCGTTGTCGATCAGGCGTTCGTAGTACGAGCACATCTCCTGCGGGATGTTGCCCTCGTCGTCGGTCTCGATGTCGTCCTGAATCTCCTCGATGTAGGCAGTATAGGCGTAGATCGTGGCCTTGTCCGCCACACGTCCGTAGTTCAGGTTGCTGTAATCGTCCGACAGCGGGGCCCCCATGTGGTCGTCGTTCGGGTAGTAGCCGTTCTTCTTCGAGAAGGAGCGGTAGATGATGTAACCCGCCTCGTCCAGCAGGTCGAGCATCGCGTCGCACTCCTCGGGGGTTCTGCCGTTGGTCAGCCATCCCTCGGCGGTGATCGCTCCCGACTTCACGCGGGCCAAAGACTGGTTTACGGAAATCCGTGCGGCGCGTCCGAGCATCTGCCCGATTGCAGCGGTCTTGTTCGTCCGATCGTCGCAGGCCATAACGAAGCCTACACGGTTGGTGCTGCCCTCGCGGGGCTTGTAGAGCTTGTCGGTCTTGCCGTCCCAGCCAGCGGCGGGAATCAGGCACCGGAAGGGCATCACCTTCCGGGCGAAGCTCTCGCCGACGGACTGCGCCGCGGTGGCCGCCGTCACGGCATCCTTGTCGATGCCCGTATCGGTGGTGTCGGCGCTGTACTCGTCGGGCGGCAGACGGTTGATGCCGACCAGGCGGATGCGGCCTTTGGCGTAGGTGATCAGTTTCTTCAGCGGCGAGCCCTCCTCGATGCTGCACATCTGCGAGAGCAGCGTGGCCTCGGAAACGACGAGCAGGTACAGCTCGGCGCCGTCGCCCGTCTCCGTATAGAAGGCCGTCAGCTCCTTGTGTGCAAGGGGGTTGTTTTCAGCCGTGATGCCCAGCCGGGCGATGTCCCGCGAGGAGTTGATCAGGTAAACCTCGTTCAGCGCGAGCTTGTCGGAGACGGCGGCGCCCGTCAGGATCAGCCCGGCGACACCGTCGTCGCTCTGTGCGATACGGCCCAGGTTCCCGTTCTCGAGGTTGATGGTTACGTTAGGTAATGCCATGGTTATCGCACGTTAATGGTTCGTACTTCGCCCTCGCCGAGACCCTTCTGATGGTACTGCGCGAGGTTCTTGTCTTTGTCGAGGAACACCTGCCTGTCGCTGGTGATGTGGAAGGCCTTGCAGTCGGGATAGGCTTTCGCATACTTCTCGGCCAGGGCCTGGAACGGGTCGGCCTTACGGGCCTGCTCGGCGGCAGCCTCCTCGGCTTCCCTGCGGGCCTGATCCGCTTCGGCCTTCTCGGCATCCTCGATGGCTTTGGCCTCGGCGCGGAAATCAGCCTCCCGGGCTACGGCCTCGGCGACCTTCGCCGTGGCGGCCTGACAAGCCGCTTCCAGGGCCGCCAGGCTCTCCTTGAGGGCAGCTTTCTCCTCGGCGGTTTTAGCGCCTTTCACGGCGTCCTTACCCTCGGCGACCCGTGTCTTTGCGGTTTTGGTCTCGGCTTTTGCGGCTTTCACGGCATCAGCCAGGCGGGCCAGCTCCTCCTTGCGCTGCTCGGCGCTCATGTCTTTAATATCCATGTTTTCAGTTTTTTAACAGTTTGCGGGTTTTATAGACCCCGAACAGGATCAGCGACACGGCTGAAACCTGTCCGATACGCATCCAGGTCCGCTGCCAGGTATTCAGGCGGTTGACCTCGACGACTTGAAACTCTTTGCGGGTGGACGTATGGCGTTCGATGCGGTCTTTCAAAGTCAGGTAAATAGCCATACTGTCGGCCTGGGCCGTAGCCGTCAGGACATTATCGCGGACCTCGATGTCGGGAGGCTTCAAGCGGTTCCCCGCCTGGTACTCCATCAGTCGGCGCATCTGCACCTGACCCACGCTGTCGCATTCGAGAAGCGCCCGGAGCATCGACTGGTCGCGTTCGAGGACCACCACCGTATCCCGGACCTGTTCGGTCACGGTCACCGTATCGGTCGCCTCCGTCTGCGAAGATTGCAGTTTGAGGCTTGGACTGCACGCGGCCAAAAGGGCTGCGAGCAGAATAATCAGCATTTTTCTCATTGATCAAATCGTAAATTACGTTTTCGTCGTTCTTGCCACGGATCAGCTTGATCAGCGACACGAAGGCTTTGGCCTGCGTGATGATCGCCAGGTTCTCGAGGATCGAGATAAGCTCGCAGACGCACAGGTAGGCCGCCATCAGTCGGTGCGGAATGATCCACAGATTCGGGACGAGCTTGTCGATCAGAAAGGCCAGCAGTATCGCGGCCATGTAGCCGATCAGTTTGCCTACGCTCTTGCGCATTCGGCGCGACGATCGAGGTGCGTGGCGGTTCTTGCTGGCGAGAACACCGAAGACGAGATCGGCGAGCCAGAACAGGAACACAATGCCGATTACCTCCTGGCATGGTGCGAAATAGGCTGCGGCCACCAGGGACGCCTTGATCGCATACTGACCGAGATACTGCACAGCTCTTTCCATGACTACTTACCCGAATAGATGGCTCCGATGTACTTGTTGCGCAGAGGCAGGGCCGAGAAACGCTGCTGGTAGCCCAGGATGTCGCCACGGGCTTCGGGGTCCTTCTCGCGGTGGAAAACATCGACCGTACCCGTCGCACGCATCACCTCGGTACGAATCCAGGCGATCGACGCCATCGCGCTGTTCTCGCCTTTGGCCGAGCCGAAAGCCTGCTTCTTGCCCGTCGTGGTGTCGAACAGAGGCAGATGCGGGTAGCTGAAGACTTTGAAATTGCCGATCTTCCCGTCACGCATGTACTCCTTGTACAGCTTGCGGTTCTCGGACTTCAGGTCGGCTTCGTGCTCCGTAGTGAGGACCAGGCACAGCTGCGTCATGTCGACCTCCATTGCCTTGAACTTCGCCTCGAGCAGGTCGAGGTCGTCGAAGGTCAGGCGACGGCGGCCGTTGACGGCTTCGCCGGTCGTCACCAGGACGGGCGTGAACTCACCGTTCTGCAGCGGACACCAGTTGTAGGCGGCCATTGCCCGGCGCTTGCGCGTGAGGGCGTTCACATGACCGCGCGTCACACTCTGCATCTTGTCGTAGGCCGCCTGCATCTGCTCGATGTTGCGCACGACGGTGTTCTTCGTGTCGAGGGTATGCAGCAGGATGTCCTTCGGCACATCCTCGCGCTGCACGATACCGACCGGATAAGTGTCGTTGTCGATGAATACCTCCGGCTCGACACCTGCCTCGGCCAGGTGCAGCGTGTTGTTGTCGACCAGGGCACTGAGGTCTTCGGATTCGTTCAGGAAGTCACCCTCCTGAATGGGCTGCTCTTTGATGATGTCAACCCACAGTTCTTTTTCAATAGGCATATCTGTCTGATTTTGATTAGTTGTGCTTTTTCCGGATGGTCTCGAAAACCTCGGGATTCTCGGCTTTGATCTTCGCAAGGCCCTCGGGGTCCTCCTTCAGCCAGCGCAGGTGCGTCCAGTTCTGGCGATCGGCCGGAATCACGTTCCCGGCGATCTTGGTGACGGAAGCCGCCAGCGAGACCTTCGCGGGGATGGCCTTCAGGGTTTCCGACACCAGGTCGTAATCCTTCATGGCGAGCTCGACGTACTTCTCACGGGCGGGAGCTCCGATCCTGCCCTGTTCAACGGCCAGATTGACCATGTCCTCGGCGCGTTTCTTACGAGCTGCGTCGATCTCCTTCTGCAGGGCATCGGCAGTCTCCTTGTGTTTGTTGCGGTCGGCAGCCAGCTGCACGATAGCCTTGCTCATCGCCGTAGCGTCCGCGTCCTGATTGATGCCGAGCGCGACGTATGCCTCGGCGGAAAGGGTGATTTTTTCCATTGGTTTGATATTGGGTTTTCGACCCTGCGGCGAACTCTCCGCGCAGAGTTTCACGATGTTGTCGACATGAAGACGCACGTCGCCATCTTCGACCAGATGGCCGTCGCCCGTGTAGATTTTGAGCGTCACGGCCCCGGCATTCGACGGCACGGAGGTTACGGAACCCTCGAACAGCTCCCACTCGGTGACATAGAGGTCCTCACCGCCTGCCGGATTCGTGCGGTACTCGGCCCGCAGGATGACGATGCCGGGCGATGCCCCGCGCAGGAACCCGCGCTCGACCTGGCCCTTGCGTTCTGCTCCCAGGGTGATCCCGTCGTCGAAGACGGGATCGGCAACAAGCAGTGCCCCCTCGACATGCAGGTTGTCCCAGCGCCCTATCAGACGGTTGAGATCGTGGTTGTCGAGCATCGGGGAATACTCCTGGAAGCGTTCGAACTTGCCGCCGCCGTTAAGCAGGAAAAAACCGTGCGAGTTCTTTTTCGTTTCGTCGTTAAAAATGAATTTCGGTAAAGCCATGCGCCTCGTTTTTGAGGCAAATATGGCGCATTCAAAAACGTGTAACAAAATAATTATCAAGGCTATATAAAATATTTACACACACATCCCCGATCATCTATATTTGCACAAAAAAGAGCATATGACAACCCCGAAACACAAATTATATACGGCGGCCTACAACTGTTTCGTAGAACAGGGAATGACCTGTGCAGGCATTGCCGAACTGTTGGGTATCAGTGAGCAAACCCTGTCTACATGGCGACGCGGCATGAAGTGGGACGAAAAACGCAAGGCCAGCCTGGCGGCCCCCGGAAAAATCCGCGAACTGTTGCTGGACGAGATGCAATGGATCGCCGAGGGAAACAAGGCCCGTCTCGATACCGACGGACTTTCGAAAGTAGCCAAAAGCCTGCAATACTTCGACGGTAAGGTCCCGCTGTCGGTGGTGATCTCCGTGTTGAAGGAGGTCGACAACTTCGTTGCCGAGATCAACCCCCAGGAGGTCGTGAAGATCACAGAATACCACCGCATGTTCATTCAGCACCGGGCGCAGGTCGATTCCTTAAAGTAACGGCACATGGCAGACATCGACAAGAAATTTCAAAAGCTCATCGACAACTACGAGGAGCATTGCCGACGCATCGCGAAAGCTTCGGTCGTAGACATCCACGAACGCCCCGCGGACAAGATCGCCCGCGTGAAACGTATCGAGAAGGATTACGTCACCTGGTTCGAGTACTATTTTCCGAACTATGCCAAGGTGCCCTGCGCGTGGTTCCACCGTCAGGGTGCGCAGGAGATCATCGACAACGACGTGATCATGGCCTTGTGGGAGATTTACCGATCCGGGGCGAAGTCCGTACACGTCGACATGGGTATTCCCCTGTACCTGATGTACACGGGCCGCCTGCGCTACATGCTGCTGATCGGCGAGACCGAGGACAAGGCGCATAAACTGCTCTCGGCATGCCAGGCGCAGCTTGTCTACAACAAACGCCTGATCAACGATTACGGCTGCCGCTACAAACAGGGCGACTGGTCGTCCGGGGAGTTCCTGACCTCCGACGGCGTACGCTTCACGGCTCTCGGTTTCGGTCAGGACCCGCGCGGCGTCCGCGAGGAGGAGCAGCGTCCCGACTATATCGCCGTGGATGAT